GAAGATGGCTATCGTCAGTTTAAGGAATGTTATAGCGAAACAATAGTAACAGGTAGTCCTTTCCAAGCATGGCGAGCAGGATTCCGTGAAGGTGTTAAGATGACACTGCTTGACGGAGTTAAAGTTGCACCCGGTGAGCTTCAAGAAAAAATCTGGTGGCATAATATTCACAGATTGCGTATGTGGTCAACTGTTGGTATGCACGAAGAAAATGGTGCCTACGCAATTCTTGGCGCACGTATGGGAACGTTTATGACTAACTGCACTGACTGGAACTATGTTGATGTTAGAGACTTTGAACTATTAAAAGATATTTACGAAGAACACGTTACACACGATAAGGTTGAGTATGATGCACAGAACCTTGGCATACAAATTAGTCAGCAATTAGGTTTAGATTGGCCTTGGCTTGATGCAAAGCAAAGCAAGTACACATTAGAATTATATGACGAGACCATTAATCTAAACAATACATATTATAAAATGCCAACAAATGTATGATATTTTTTATGTTTCTAAACAATCGGGTAACGACTTAGACTGGTTAGCGTTAAAGTCTAAGTACCCTTTTGCTCAGAGAATATCAAATGTAAAGTCCTATGACGAAATTAAAGCTAAATCCTTTACAAAAATGTTTTGGGTTATTTGGGACGACATTATCTTAAACGACTCTTTTAACCTATTGGAATACAAATCTACTAAGTGGGATGAAATGTATGTTCATATTTTTAAAAACGGAAACGAGTTTGACGGAATATGTTTATTTCCTAAATCTTTATCGATATCTCAACGAGAATTTCATCACAGATTTTTTATAGAAAAAAAAGAAATAGACATCGCAGCTAGTGTTCCAAAACAATACAACAAATATCATTCAATATCATATGACGATTATTTAAAAATAGACGACGAAATGTTTTGGGTAATATTCCCTGACGTTATAGTAAATGACGAATCTATTTTTAATATGTACTTTAGTCATCACAACAGTTACGACCGAAGAGAAAATCACGTTTTTAAAAATCTATGTAACAACGAAGAACTATATCTAACCGGTGTTATTTTATGTAGCAAGTATAAAAAACTTTCTAAGAGAGAATTTGAAAGACAATATGCGGTTGATAAAAAAGAACACAATGTCCTTGTTAGCAAATATCAATACCCCATTTATAATATCCACTCATATGACGAATATGTTAGCATCGCGGCATCGGAAAAATCTAAAATGTTTTGGTGTGTCTGGCCAAATATAGAAGTAACAGACTCTACAGTATTTGATTTATATTTTGATCCGCATACCGCTGTATTAGATTATGATCGCGGAGAGAATCATATTTTTAAAAATTTGTTTAATAACAAAGAAACTTATATAAACGGAGTAGTACTATTCTCAACTTCAAAACTTATTTCACGTAAAGAGTTTAACCATAAATTTTTAATTGAAAAGAAAGAACACGATTTATTAACATCCAAGCATAAGCTATATGATGTTGTGTTTATTAGTTATAACGAAGTTAACGCAGATGAAAATTACAACAAACTAATTAGCAAGTGTCCTAGAGCAAAGAGAGTACACGGGGTAACAGGAATTCACCAGGCTCATATTAAGGCAGCAGAGTTGTGCAATACTGAAATGATTTGGGTAGTTGACGGCGATGCTATTATTGAAGATGATTTTAATTTTAATCAGGTTATGTCTTCTTATGATATTGATTGTGTTCACGTATGGAGAAGTAAGAATCCAATTAATGATCTTGAATACGGTAACGGCGGCATAAAATTATTGCCAAGAGAGTTAACGTTGTCTATGAATGTAGATTCACTGGATATGACAACTAGTATTTCGAATAAATTTAAAGCTATGGAAAAAGTGTCAAATATCACTTCGTTCAACGTCGATGCTTTTTCATCTTGGAGATCAGCATTTAGAGAATGTTGTAAATTATCTAGTAGGGTAATTGAAAGACAGTACGAAGAAGAAACACAGCAACGGTTAGATATTTGGTGTACTGTTGGGGCAGATAAGCCTTACGGAGAGTATGCCTTGCGTGGTGCTCAAGAAGGACGAGCTTACGGTTTAGCGCACAAGAACAATTCAGTTGCATTAACAAACATTAATAACTTTAATTGGTTAAAGGAGCAATTTGATGCCTCTAAATAAGAATATCAAAGGCAACGAACTAGTTAAAATTAATGGACGTTACCAGTCTAAATATTTTCACGATGCTGGTAATGTATTCAACGAACTAAATGAAGTTAGCCCTAGTTTTTGTCTAGCAAAATGGTTTAATGTTAGTATTCACATTCCAACAGGACAGACACATAGTTGCTACCATCCAAGAAGTCACAAAGTCCCCTTGGAAGAAATTGCCATAGATGTCAGCGCCTTACATAATACAAAACATAAAAAAGAACAACGTAAATTGATGCTAGAAGGCAGTCGCCCTGAAGAGTGTAATTTTTGTTGGCAGATTGAGGACAGTGGAAATCAATTAAGTGATCGTGCGTATCGCAGTAAAGATGTCTACGAAGAAGGATTAATCGAAGAAGCAAAAGCATTGGGATTTGAAGGCAACGCTATTCCTCGTTATGTAGAAGTGAATTTTAATCAAGCCTGCAATTTTAAATGCAGTTATTGTAGTCCGCATCTAAGCACTGCTTGGCAACAAGACATTGAGCAAAACGGTGCTATCATTTTAGCAGATCGTTGGCACAACGACTTAACCTGGGTTAAACAATTAAACATTGACAACGGCCCAGACAACCCCTATCTAAAAGCATTTTGGGATTGGATGCCTGTAGTGTATCCAAAGTTACAGACATTCCGTATGACTGGTGGTGAACCGTTAATGGATAAAAACACCTTTAAAATGTTCGACTATGTATACGAACACCCTAAGACCGACCTAAACCTCAGTATAACGTCAAATTGCTGTCCACCCGGAAATCAGTGGCGTAAGTTTATGATTTCATTGAAGAAAATCACTGAAAAAAACGCAATTGACCATTTTATGCTGTTTTGCAGTTTAGATAGCTGGGGCAAACAAGCTGAATATATACGACCCGGAATGAACTTTGATATGCTATACCAGAATGTAACAGACTTCCTGGCCAACGGAGATAAACATAGTTTAACGTTTATTATTACTTTCAACGTTTTAAGTTATTCAAATTTTGTAGAATACATTAGACAAATTCATTTGTTACGCCAGCAATACAGCAACGGTAGACAAATGGTTTGGTTTGACATTCCGCAACTGCAAGATCCGGATTTTTTAAATTCTAAATTGCTTCCAGAGATGGTTACAGAATTAGAAAAAGCCAAAGAGTATATGTTAGAAAATATCGAAGGTGCAAATAATCACCATAAGGGATTTAAAGATTTTGAAGTTAGTAAAGTACAGAGATTGATAGATTGGATTAAACAAGAATCTAATTTTGATAGAGAAAAAGCAATGAAGAATTTCTACTTGTTTTTTACAGAACAAGATAAACGTAGGAATACAAATATTTTAAATACATTTCCAGAATTAGAAAATTTCTGGAACAACTGCAAGGATAAAAATGGATAAAAATGTACATCATATTAAAATAGTTAGAGATAGACTAAACGCAATAAGCCCTAGCTTTTGTACACAAAAATGGTTACACGAAACCCTGTACCTACACACGGGAGTTAATCATAGTTGTTATCATCCTAGACCTCAACGTATCCCGTTAGAGGAAATAGCAGTTGATCCAAGTGCATTACACAATACTAAATGGAAGAAAGAACAGCGTAAAAAAATGCTCGAAGGAGTTCGTCCCGAAGAGTGTTACTACTGTTGGAACATTGAGGATCTGCCAGGCGAGCATATCAGTGATCGTATGATTCATAGTTCCAGTAGTTATAGTATTCCTATTATTGAAGAAGTTGCCAAGCTGCCTTGGGATGCTAACATCAATCCACGCTATTTAGAAATTAGTTTTGGTAACGGATGTAATTATCGCTGCGGTTATTGCTGCCCACAGGCTAGCACTATGTGGACTGAAGAAATTAAAAAACACGGCAATTACGATTTGACTTACAATCAATACGGCATTGAATTTATGACCGACGGTTCCTACTATGGTCCTAAGGACGAGAACCCGTACATCGAAGCATTCTGGAAGTGGTGGCCTAGTTTGCGTAATGACTTACATACACTTCGCATTACAGGCGGTGAACCTTTAATGAATCCAGGCGCTATGCAGTTCTTTGATTTGTTAGAGAAAGAGCCTGCGCCGCAGTTAGAGATTAGTCTTAACAGTAACCTAGGTGTATCATTTGCTAAAGTAGATGCGTTAATTGAGCGAGTTCGTTCATTGCTAGAACAGAAGAAGATTCGTAGCTTCAGTTTCTATACTAGTATTGACAGCTGGGGAGAACAAGCAGAGTATATGCGGACTGGTATGAATTGTGAGCATTGGGAACGCAATATGCGAGCTGTGTTAGCTACTGGCACTACTGTAAATTTTATGTGTACATTTAATATTTTATGTGTTACTAACTATAAATCGTTGTTAGCAAAAGTTGTTGAATGGCGAAAAGAGTTTGGAAAAGAAGCACTTAAATTTGATTCTCCGTACTTAAAAGAACCGCCACATTGGATGATGAACATTCTTACTGACGACTTTTTTCCTTATATGGACGAAACTTTAGATTTTTTCAAAGCTAATTCAGAATGGTTAAGCGATCTCGAATATGAAAAGTTTCTACGTGTAACAAATTATATGAAGGCAAAAACGATTCCTGAAGACAAAATTCAAGCTGGTCGTCGAGACTTTTATAGCTTCTTTACAGAAAACGACAAACGTTTGGGCACAGACTTGTTAAAAACATTCCCAGAATACACAAACTTCTATCTAGAATGTAAAAAGGTTTATGAAGAATGGAAAAAGTAATTACTAGACATTGGGTTAATAACAAGTTTCAACTAAGCGGCAGCTGGGATGAAACAGTATACAACTTTGATGATTTATCTAGGTTTGTTGATAAATGGAAAATTATACTTGTTAAGAAGCACAAAATTAAAACTGGGGACAAAATAGGTTTTAATGT